ACCTTACCGCTGATTCTCCCTGTGCCTTGATTTGAGGGGGAATATTATTCATGATGGATTCTTCCACTACCGAAACGTCAAACCGTGCGTGTCCTTGGTGGTGCGCTACCTGCTTCAAGTCTTTCAATACTTCCACCTGAAAAAAGATGATCTGCAGAACCGGGAGAATTGGACTCCGGCCATACGGATCATCTATGTCAGGATCGAATGGTTGATAGAAGACTTGATTCGGGTTCAGTTCTTTGTAGCTTCCATCCACTTGCTTCTGAACGAGCTTGGTTTCCTGTGTTTCCTTGTCCACTTGAAAGTCTAATCGAGACGGATCCAGCGGATGAAAGTCAGCCACGTCTTTTAGGTTCTCGGTTAGTTCAACTTCTAACGCGATGGCTCCCTGCGTATATCCGGTGAGCAGCATGACATTGATCAATTGGTCGGCACCGCCACCATACAGTTTCCCAACCCGAGCAGCTAGGCTGTTCAGGTACTCAAGTGATCGTTCATCCGGATTGCCATTTCCGTCTGTGGCCTCCAACTCATGCCCATTATTTGCTAAGCGCAGGAAGTTCCACATCGCCATCGATGCGTCCGGACTAATATCGCGGATGAAGGACAGCGTCTCCATGACATTGTGCTGATGCAAATGGTTACGCTTTATCACTCCGTCATACCACTGAAATTGTCGCTCCCACTTGGATTGTGTTTCACGTCCGCCAATCAAGTGGTTATCGATTGACTGACCGAGTGCACCGAAATACTTCTTTGCTGCTCGTTTTGTTCGCCAAGCTCTGTACTGGTCAATTAGTTTCATGGCATCACCCCTTTCACGGTAAATTAAAAGCCGCCAAGCGTTGGCGGCAGAATGTGATTGTAGTCTTGTTTAATTGAGTATTGCTCCATAGCATAGCGCATGGCATCCATCAAGTGGTTAAAGTCATCAATCGGTACATTTAGCGTGTTTCCTTCACGATCTTTAGCGTACACGTAATTATTGATTTCCTCGTTAAAATGCACGCAAGACGGATGAATGATGATCTCAAAGTTTTCAATGTACTGAATGCCATACTGAATGCTGTCTTTGCCCTTGGATGCTGGTCTTATTCCAGACAATCCGAACATTGACAGTTCGTCAATCGACTTGGGTTCGGCAGAATCAGCGATGATCATTGACCGTTGATAGCCCTTCTTCTTAAGACGGTCAGCAATTTTCATATTGTTCAACCCGACTTCGTACAATTCATCAAAGACATATAGTTTCTTCTCATTCTGATCCACAGCAATAGCAACAAAAGCGGTTGGATCGTGAGAGTAACCGAAGTCTAACCCAAATGCTGTTTTCTGAACACGTCTGAGAACGTCATCCTTGCTAAAATCAACGACTTTAAACCGTTCATATACTAATCCTTCCGCAATGCCCCAATCGCCGTCACAAACGATTCTCGCACGTCGTGGGTTGGTTCGATATAAGCTTTCATATCGTTTTTTATCTTGTTCATCTAACCATTCGTTGCATCGAAAAGTCGTTGTAATCGCAAAGGTATCATCCTCATGCGTTTCCGGATCGAAGAATACACGTTTCAACCAATGCCGTTCACTCCATGGGTTGAAAGTGATGGTCACCTGTTTGAAGAAGTTGTTAGCTTCGTTTTTCCCACGAATTGATTCAACAACAGTTCGGAATTTGTCTTCTGATTCCAACTCATACGCTTCTTCGAACCATGACCAGCAAAGAATACCAGTGTCCACGTCAATTGATGTGATCTTCAATGGATCATCCAGTCCACGGAATAGAATCTTCTGACCTGTCGGAAGATATGTGATTTCCGGTAGGCTCTCATTGAATTTAAAAAGGCTGTTCACCTGTAGGCGGTGGGCAGCCCATTTTAAAACAGTATAGGTTGAATCATGATTTGTTTTCGAATATCGGCGAACGACAAGCAGATTTGACCACGGATATTTCATCAGCCGATAAATAAAATTGATCGCCGTGGTACGCGACTTCTTAGAACCACGGCTGCCCTTAACTACCCGATAAAAATGGCGATCATGCCAGAATCGGTTATACCCATTACCTATGGCTTTGCTTGGAGAGATGACTGGTCTATTCATCACCATCATCTTCCGGAACATCGTCTTTGAAGATAGGCACTGTAATGCTCACATCCTGCTTGTCCGTCCATAGTGCATAGCGTTTTCCAATTAATTCAGCTGCTTTAATTCGATCTTTTGCAGACACTTCAATATGCGTCTTTTCTTGAACTCCGACATCAACACCACGAAGAACCTGTTCCTTTGTCTCGCCGCGCATGACCTTAGTGAGGTATTCAAGCACCTCGTTTTGTTTAGCAATACGCTGTTCTTCCTTCTCCTTCATTCGGGCTTCTATGGCTTCCTTGATGACAGGTTTTGCTAGGTTCTCTGTTCCCATCTGCTTAGCCGTATGATCACTGTATCCTGCTCGTTTTGCCGCCTGTGTGGCGTTTAAATCAATCAGGTATTCATCTACAAATGCTTGTTGCTTTGGTGTCAGTTTACTCATCCGTCATCGCCACCATCTCCTTTTCTGTCTTCCTTCCACCCATTCTTCCTCACACACCTCAGGAACGGGCACAGCCCCTCCCGATCCAACCATATGCAGCCTTTACAGCCTTCATCAGGATCTTTAATCTTCATGCCGTGCCCTCCTTTGTGCAAAATAAAAACACTCCCGAAGGAGTGCTTAACCTTTATTCTATCTCATGCGTTTCTCTGAATCTCAATAACTTGCGATCAGATTCAGGAGCGATTGTATTTACCTTTTCTAAATATCTTTTCCTGAGATCATCTGTATCAGTAAAACCTTTATCGATTAAAATGTCCCTCAATACTTGGTACCTCAAGATATTTTCGATTCCTTCTAATCTTTCATCATGTTTAATTTCCATTGTTACATCCCCATTCTGCAGAATAACAATCTATTCCACAAAATAGGACAATGTTCCTGCTTATTTGTCTCGATCTTCCGGGTGAAATATCATGTGTTTGGCGATATCCGTCATGCCCGTGATGTGAGCGATGCCCATTTCATTATGAGCAATACGGTAAAATTCATCATCATGTTCAGAAACGATCAGCACATTATTAATCTCACCGTCTTTGGCTAGTTTCAGAAAATCTTCTGCTATCTTGATGATTTCATCTTTTGCCAACACGATCACAACTTTATACATAATAAAAGAGAACCAGGAGCATCACGTCCGGTCCTCTTTTTTCATCTCTTAAATTATGTGCCCTCTTCGGACGCTCGACCGGGCTATCCCCGATCCCTATATTGCATACTATCATCATAACAGGATAATCTTTCCTATCTATGCCAACCTTATGCCATGTCTCTGCCAAATGTCTGCCATTCTTCCTCGTATACCTCAATTCGGAGTGCGAACGCTAGACAAATCAGTGCTTTTTCCTGCTTACGATAATAATTTCTCTCTGAATAATTCATCTTCATGCTCACCTGCAGGTTGGAATCAGCATCCAACAAAAAACGTTCACGAATCAGTCTCTGATGTTCCACTTTCAGCCGCTGAATCGCCGCATTAACACGCTCAATGTACTTCTCCCGATATACCTGACTATCAACATTATAGACTGCACAATCCTCTGTGTCGCTGTGAAATTCGTTTGTATTGCTTCCCGGTGTCAGGCAATAGGCAGGTGTTATTTTTGGCTCTCTTAAATTTGGAACGCTTAACCGGTAGTATTGATATTTCTCTAATGCTTCTTTTGCGGCTTCAACCGTTTTATCTGTATCTATGTCTTTGAGTAGGCTTTGCATATCGGTTATCCCTCCTAATGTGGTAAAATTAGGTATCAGCTATGGTCGGAGGGATCCGATCTTTTTTTATTTAGTCATCGTTTTCAACTTTAATATTCATTTTACCTGTTCCATCCATTTCAACCGCTGCCTTGATTTTCTTATCAAATTCAGGAACTTTACTGTCATCACCATCAAAACCACTTGGAAACATTTCATTTGCTACATCTGTCAACTGAATCATCATTTTTACACTATTCAAATCAGCTTCAGTCAAAAGGTTTTCTCCACACTTTGGGCATGGCTTGTTCAAGAATTGTTCATATTCCTCAAATTTCACATTCGGTTCTTTGTAATCACAATGATCACACTTGATTCCTTTTATGTTTAATTCAACCGCTTTTGCCACCATTACCCCTCCTCAATCTCAAATATCTTCTCTGATCCGTCTTTAAGCTGAATAACAATAACTGTTTGCTTATCAGCCTTTTCAATCTGAACTAAATTAAGCTCTTCTGGTTTGTAGATCATCCTTATCTCTCCTTCGTCGTAGTGTCGAAATACCAAAAACCCTTATGCATCAAGCCGCCGGCAGGTGTTCCTTGACAACGTGTGTTATAATGTTAAATTTCATGGTAGTGTCGAACTGCGAATCATTTGATTTCCTGAAAATGCTCATTAAAAAAATTATCAAATGAATCATCTTTAAGAACCTTAATGATATGACTTTCTCCGTTATCATTTTTCGCTCGTAAAACCGGTGTTATATCATATGGATCATTGCTTACACCTTGCATTTTTCCTTTTAATGTCCCTTTTCTTGCCATGTATTTTTTTCCTTTTGTGAACGCTTGAAATCTATCAGCTTTCTTTTCACCTTTCATCTGAACCGATTTGATACATATAAGTTTCAATGTTTATCACTCCTTCGTTTTTGCTGTCAACCGCGCATCAAAATACATATCGCCCAATCACCAATCCGATTGCTACAGCAATAAATGCCAATGCAAATATGATGGATAAAAATGGTGTAACAAAGTCATAGTCTCCGGCAAAGCTATTAATTATTGACGCACCGATTATTCCTATAATGATCAGCGCCACTATTATTAACCAAAATGTCATTACGTCACTCCTTTTTAATTTCGCCACTCATATCCTTCGCCACTTGCTATCAGCACTCCATGCCGCTTACTGTACGGCACCAGTTGGCGCGCTGTCTGCTTGTTTATCCCATCTTCAAATACTGTGATCACCGTCAACAACTCGTTCTCTGTCGTCCTGCTGAGGTGCTCAATGACTCGTCTGCTCATGGAATTACCTCGTCCAGCTCAAATATTTTGGCTTCTATTCGTGGATCTTCTGCATAAAATTCCCTTGCGTTCAACTCCACAATTTGATTGTCATCTTCCCAAACAATTCCATTCATCGCATCAAGAATTAATTTAATTTTGTTGTCGAGATCCGGCTTAACCGTTGGACGTATGATTCCCTTCGCTTTGGCTTCTCTTTCCTTCTTACTAAGGCTCTTTTGCATCTTTCGATAGATTGTAAGGTTAACGCTGATCGCTCCGTTAAACGGCTTCTCGTGCGTCAGAAGGCGAATAAATTTCTGCATGTCTTTTTTCTCTTTGGCATTCGGGTTATAGGTCGTTGTCTTATGTGTAAATTTATTCGTTACAGTTCGTGGACGTCCTTGCCCGTGATAGTCGCCTGGGATGGTTAATTCAATCACTGAATCCACTCCTTTTGGCGTAGACGTTCGGGATACATTACCTTTCCAGGAGGTCCATATTTCTTATGGCATTCATCAAGATCCATGAAATAGGTATTGACCTCGCCATTAACAGACAATAGCTTACGTTCAAACGGTCGCTTCTTCGGTCTATTGCCCCTTCCTTTTGGCGTACTCACCGCTTCTTCTAGTGTCCAATGCTGAACGATCACGCGGTTGCTCACGTTGCTTTGGTTCAGATGATTCTGCTCCATTTGTTTGAGCATTTCACCGTCTACTAATTTTCCACGTACTCGGAATGGTTTAAGCATCAGTAATTCACCTCTTGACGATGATGATTTACAGCATTTTTCTTGAAATATTGCGCCTCGATCTGTTCATCGGTGAAGCCTAATCGATTACCTAGTCTTAAAAGTCCGAACACCATGTTTGCATAATGAATGAGTGTTTTATAGCCGCTGCTTTCGCCATATTCCGCAATATCTACAAATAGGCCATTGAATAAGCCGGTAATTCCGACATTAGCTTTTGCAAATCCCCGAATATCTTCAACATCATCATTAATGTCAATATCATCATCTTCAAGACCAATGCTCAACGCAAAGTGTAGGCAATCAACAAACTCATCCAGAACTCTCACATCATCTCGTGTCGTGTGCTCTTTCCAGTATTTCCACTCGCCCTGTACCTCTTGCGCAAGTTCGCCCAATTCCACATTCAGAGCAAGGATTTTATTTGGCAGCAGGTTCATGCCCTGCAAGCCTTTCTTTTCGATTATGTCAGCGTCCAATTTGGCTTGTGCTTCATAGAGTTTTGCTAGATTCATTGAGTGCTTCCTCCAATTCATCAATAGTTTCACTGACATATCTCGGAACTTCTTCGCAATCTCCTTGAATGTCGTCCTTAATGATTTCTATATATTCTTTGTACAGTTCATTCTCCGCTCTCAGCCGTTTATTCTCTTCATTCAGCCGATCATTTTCATCGTCGAGTGTAGAATTTTTATCATCCAGAATATCGTTTTCTGCGTCTAGGAGTTCCACTTCTTCAAGCAACTCATCAATATCGATGATCACTTGATAATGGTCTTTTTGGTAAGCTTGAAAAAACATGATTGAATTAATTCCACCAGTGGCTAGTCCTTTGTATCCGTATCGTTCTTTGATTTCTTCCAACCGATCAGGCATCCTGATCACCTAGCCAATCCTTAACGTCAGGATGCTCTTTGGCAATGATTTCAACAAGCGGATCAACAAATTCACCGACAATGTCCAAATCGCTACCAATCAATTCTGCTCGCTTTTTGCGAAATTCCTCTTCCGGTGACATCGGATTGACGATCTTATTGCCGCTAAAAACAGCGTGAACAATATCAACGATTTCCTCGGGTTCATTTGTGCTGAAACACTCTAACGCTCCCTTTAATCGCCCCATTATGTTTTTCTGGTGATCATTCAAGTGGCTTAGCGTGTTAATTCCGACTATTGTTTTCAGCACATATGGTTCACTCATCGCTCTTGCTCCCTTCTCCATGTGGAATAATGGATTTCAACAGTTCTGGACATTTCAAATTCTTTATCACACGATTTGCATTTCATTGTTGTCCAGTCAATGTCGCAATCTTCGTAATCCAAAGCTTCGTTTTCTTCGCCACAGTACGGGCAAATAATCTTGTCATCGTCCATTTTCGATCACCTTCAGCGCCGCCTTGCAGATGGCGAGTGGGGCTGTTTCTGCTGTTTCCATAAACCAACCAAAAGCGTTATGCTTATAAATGGTTGCTGCCCATAATCCCTTATCTGTCTTTTTAAGTTCTTCCACTCCGAATCGTTCAGCAACTTCCCAAGCGTCGCTCATGTCAACTGACGGCTCCCACAGATACCCATTTTCAACTAGTTCTTTGTAACCCATCGCTTCCGCTAGTTTGCGGTCAATCTCTAGGTTAGTCATGTTGTGCCTCCTCGATCTTCTGCTTGATCTCGTCGTAGGATTCATCACACGTATAGCAATTGTTAACAGCTTCTTCCGTATAGATGACGGCTTTTTCACTGTCGCTATTTTTTGTTACTGAAACAGTTTTATTGACGTTTACTAGCCATGCACGACCTGACAATGTCGTTTCAATAAATCCCTTCATTTCCCCATATCCCTTCTTCTCTAAGCGGTAGTTTGCCTTTCGATCTAAGCGCGGCATCCACTGTTTAATAAGCCTTGCTTCGGTGACATTGTTGAACGGTTGTGCCATTGCCATGTGATTAACCTTCTTTCAGTAGTTCAGGATTTTCGAACCGATTTCCGATAACTTCGATCACGTCATAATGTAGAATCGACGTTTCGATATCCGTCTCCAGCACGATTCTCCGATAGAATCCGTCCTCTAATGTTTCAGCTTTTGGATCAACTGCCCTGAGGTAGAATCCATAGCAGAATGAGCCCTCATACTCTCCACCACTTCCGTCTTGCTCATATTTTCCAAAGTATACGACGCAGTTATATTGATTGCCTAAGAAGTTCATTACACGAACAATGTCATTTTCGAATATCTCTATGCCGTTCGTGTCTTTCAATCCGGTAAACTGCATCAATACACGAGGTTCTTCGCCTAAGCTTTCCTCATGTGAGAATCGCCACCCAACCATGTCGTCGAAGTCCTCACGCTCGCCATAACTCATGCCGGAACCTTTTCCATATATTTCTTCACGATGTTTGTCCCATTCACGAAACTTTATCTCTCGCACGCTCCACACTCTCCTTCACAACTTTTTTAAGATTCTGATACCAAGCTTCATCGTCGCACTCCACCATGTACCCCTGTGGGATGCAGAGGAAGCATCCGGGGATTGGTTCTCGCCATTTATTCATGCCAATCTCCTCGCAATCTCGTAAATCACATTGACCGTTACGCTGTTTCCGGCTTGCTTGTACAGCTGACTATCCGAATTAACTTTCTGTGCCCGATCGAATGCCCAATCGGGGAATCCCTGTAATCGCCAGCACTCGCGTGGTGTCAGTTTACGGATCTGAATACCATCATTTAGAAAGTTGTTTTCGTGATATGCCACGCCTGTGACCGTCGTTGCTATGTCATGTGATCCGCCTTTATTTGCTCCACGAGGGCGCTGTATGACCGCTACGCCGTGCCGTGCTTGTCCAGTTAATGTGAACATCGGATCACCATTTTCTTTGAAACGTCGTCCGTTTTGGTTCTTTTTCAAACGATCAGGAGTCATTACAGGAATGGCTATTTTCGGTTCCTGTTTTCCGCCTTGTATTGTAGGAAGCGCCGGGCTTAATCCATCCGTTCCATATACGCGCTTTATATAGTCGTCACCTTTGATATCAAGACTTCCGACAACGTTTATTTGTGCCGACCGTTTACTTTTATGAGCGATGTAACTTCCGTTTGCCGCTCCCTCATATCTTGCTGTGACGGTATTTGTAACTTCCTGGTATCTTTGTAACCCATCAGTCTCTTGCTGACATTTTCCGAAAGGAAATACTTTTCGGGTACATTCTCCTCTAAGATGTCCGATAATGAACACCCTTTCCCTGTTCTGTGGGACACCGAAATCTTTAGAGTTAAGACAATCCCATTCTGCATCGTACCCGACTTCATCCATCGCTCGGAGGATCGTCTCAAACGTATCCCCCCCTTCGTGATTGAGGAGTCCGGGGACGTTCTCACAGAATACATAGCGTGGTCGGAGAATAGATGCGAAGCGCATAATCTCAAAGAAGAGAGTTCCTCGAGTATCTGCGAAACCTTTCCGCTTGCCAGCAATCGAGAAAGCCTGGCACGGAAATCCTCCACAGATAACGTCGACACGTCCGATTCCTCGAATAGACTCATCTGTTGCATTCCTAATGTCACTTTCTGTCCACTCTCCTTCCGTATTAAAAATAGCTTGATAGCTTTTCCGTGCGAATTTATCTATTTCACAGTATCCAACGCATTCATGGCCGGCTCTTTCCATTCCTAAGCGAAAGCCACCAATTCCGCTGAATAGGTCGATGAATCTCATTCCGTTCACCCTTTCCCTCTCTGACTCGGCCCCTCGATGTCAAAGCATCGATCACATGCCATTCCGTTTATCAATCGATCTGCCGCAGCGTAGCCAATCCGTTCAGCTAATGTTGCTTTATCCTCATTGCTTGAAAAAATGATAGGCTTGCGTGACCGGTACCGCGAATCGATGATCTGATAGTAAAGGCTCTCTTTGGCTTCTGATGGCTTCGCTTTGCCAATGTCATCCCATACCAGTACATCAACCTGCTCCGCACCATTTAAAATCTGCCTGAGCCGTTCTCCGCTGTCATTCATCATCTTGGCTTGAGTTAGTTCATCCATTAATACCGCATCAGAAACAATTAAGACGCTGTACCCTTGTTTTAATAACCGCTTAGCCGCTGCCACCTGTAAATGGGTCTTACCAACGCCAAAATTATTGTGATCTGCTTTCGCCTGTGACTTATCTGCTAATGTGGAGAGGTTTCTTATGTTCTGCTCGCCAAATACGGCAATGAATCCGAAACTATTAGATTTGCCATCTTTAATAGATTCAAAGTCTTTGAGATAATCAGTAATCGCCTGATACATATCCTTTTGCCAAGGTTCATCGTGCCGAAAGTTTATAAATTGTGCTTCTTGGAATTCGTCCGGAATCAGGGATTCTTTAAATAGCCTGTCCATCCGCGCTTTTGTGACACACCGACAGTCTCCGTAAACCGGTGTATATTTCCATTCACCATTGGGATACTGCACATTTTTTTCGATTTCAGCGCCTTCCTTGATTTTCACAAGACCGGTGTCTTTGCAGATTGGGCAATCATAATCAGTTCCAGACTGCTTTTGCTGCTGCGACTTCTCTGAGTGATTCTTCATAGCTTTTTGCCGAAGGTCGGCCATGATAGCTTCGAATGTTTGAAACGTTGGTTCCCTTTTTGCCACCGGCATTCAGTCCTTTCTTCTCTTGCCATTTGCGCTGGAACTCGCGTGCTTCATCTAAGGTCGTCACATTGGCATCAAGCCACTTGTTAATGATTCCTTCTACATAACTAATCCGTTTGTTATCCTCTTTGAGCGCTACTTTCATAGCAGCAATCACGAGATCGCTTGATGACTTGTCCACTAATTGATCAAGAACTTGTGCATTTATTGGTGCTAAGAAGCTGTGATAATTATCTTGATAAAACTGTGATACCGGTCCGTACTTTTTCATATCTTCAATGAAGGGATCAGGTGCTTTACTACTACTACTGTTTTTATCAGTATTTAATAGATCAGTACTTGATTGATTAGTATTTAATAGTGTCGTGTTTTCCGGGAGACGGTTTTCCCGACTGACGGGTTTTCCGTTTGTCGGATTATCTCCGTTTCTTGGATTTTCAAATACATAATTAACTGTCTCGAAATGACCTTTTTCATCGTGTTCCTTAACAGTTTCGAAATAGCCAAACTGCTTTAATTCCTTGATTCCGTTTCTGAAACTTTCCCGACCATCAATTTCTGAATGCTTTTCTACTTCCTCGAGATAAACCGTCCAACCATCTGGCAAAGTAAGCAAATATGCTAAAATACCCCTTGCCTTCCATGACAATCGTTCATCTCTTAATCCAGTGTTAGCAATGACAGAATAGTTTTTAGTCTTTTCAACTCGTACGATTGCCAAAGTTAACACCTTCTTTATCAAATTCATCCCGGTAATAACCGGGGCCATATCTCATTTCAAACTTCCGCTGCAACTTCACCGCGATTTTATGATGCTGATGCACGCTTGTATGGCACGTTTGGCATAGTGTCGCGCCATTTGTCACTACACCGCGCCCTCCTTGGCTACGGAATTTGACATGATGTATGATGTTTGACCATGTGCCGCAGATCATGCAGCAGTGACCGTCACGCTCAAATATTTTCTCACGTACATCTTTGCTGAAATTTGATCTGTGCGTCTGTGTTGGCTTGTATCGTTTAAACTTTGGCTTAGGACATGCTGGCATATTGATCACCTTTTTCTTTTAAATGGTCTTGTGAATAAGGCATATGAATTGATCTAGCCTTTTCAACTGCTTTTCTCGCCTCATCAACATCATCAAAAGAACCAACATAATGTGTTTTTCCGTTAACGCGAAAGTCTGCATACCATTTTTTTATTTCCTCATTCCAGTGGACACCGCGAATTCCAGTTTTGCTATTTTTATAAAGTCTTTTATTTTGCATGTTTTGTGCATTTTTAACGTTACGGAGATTGGATTTACGATTGTCTAAAGTGTCGTGATTAATATGGTCAACAACATATCCTCTTGGTGTGTTCATCACAAATCGATGCATCCAAATCTGTTTATGAATAGGGTATTGAGCTACTGAATAAAAACTGTCGGTGTGAGGATTTAAATGTACCCAGATAGTCCCAAGACCGTTTATCCGTTCAAAATCATCTTCATCAAAAATAGAAATCATTTCTCCGTATTTATTACTTTTTATACGGACATGTAAAATTCCATCTTTGATGAAATATTCATTTTTCAGCATACGGTTTCACTCCTTCTCACACACAATCCAGTAAGGACGATGTATTCTAATTGGCTTCATGCCTGGTTCCATTTTCTGCAAGTAATTAGTTACGGTTTCTTTAAATCGTTTTTGTGGTAACGACCAGAAGCTATATGGAATACTGCGTTGATATTCCATTAGAACGGCATATCCGATTCATTTATTTCCGGAAAAGGATCGTTATTTTGTGGCTCCTTTTTCGGCTCATCCTTCTTGTTCTGCCTGTTTTTCAGTTTAGTAATCAGCTCAGACGCTTCACGGCTTGTCAACTTGTCCAGCTGTTTTCCATACTTTTTAGATGTATATTGTTCCAGCTGTTTACTATCACCACCTGATCCTTTCCACAAGCCCTTAATTAAGCCGATCTGTTTGCCGCTTGCTGTATGTGACTTGATATCACTAACGTTTCCTTGTGATCCTTGCGGCTTGCCTTGTTGCTGGCTGTTTCCACTTGTTTGCGATGCTTGATTACCGTCGTCATCTTCATCACTATCAATTCCAAGTGCAGCAGATAAGGCGTACCGCTTAGCGTAGGTGATGCATGATCCTGCTCCTTGTGGTGTCTGCTTATCGAGTGGCAGAAAGTACGGATCAAACTTGATAAATTCGCCACTTGTGTGTAGTAATAATGTTTCTACTCCAATACTTTTTTCACCATTTACCGGGTATTGAATAAACGAAAGACCGTGTTTCGGGCCAAATTCCTTGAATGCAGAAATAACTTTGTTTAACGGAACATATTTACTATCAAAAAACTTGTTATACGCTGCTTTATCCGGCTGTTTTATTTCACTTTGAAAAGCACTCATAGCTTTGGCAATATCAACGATGCTTTCTGACATCTGCATATCAATTCACCTCGACAATCGGTTTGTCGTCACGAACATCAACAGTGATACCTTTAATTAACTCGCCAGTGTCAGGATTAACCACTTGCCCATTTGCTGAATATGTGAATGCCTTCTTAATCTTTGCTTTCTCTAGTTCCGGTTTCTCACGAATTAAATCAATGTATCCGTGTTCCTTCAGAAGTTCAGCAGCATCATCGGTAAAGTTCCATTGTGGTTGCTGTTTACGAAAGCCAATCTTTCCATGAGGTAGTTTTTGCGTTTTAAATTTCGGGTCATTTTCACGTTTAGTTGTTGCGTAGCTGACAAGCATTCCCGTGAAGTATTCCACATCCTTTTCAAGACGCTCATTTTGCTCTGTTTCCCATTGCTTGACTAATTCTATTTGTGATTGTGCATCCGCCTTAATTTGGGCTTGCTGTGCCTTCACAGCGGCAATCTTACGTAATGCCCAATCTGCTTTTTGATCCGTGTCTACGATAAATCCGGGTTGTGTGACTCCCGTTTGCTTGTCCAAGTAGTCTTGGAGTGATTCTTGTTCCATTGCCAATTTGAAAAACTCCTTTCAACCCTGTATAATCAGGGTATAAATTGAATTCTTGTTGATTGAAGATCGCTGTCCGTCAAACAGCGGTCTGTTTTGCATTTGCAATCCTAAAATCCGTTCCCCACTTGGATACATGAGATTCAATTTCTCCGGGCAATGAAGCAATATAAACTTTTAAATTGCTTATTGAATGAATCAATGCAATTTCTTGTCCAGCATAGATGCCTACCTTCGTCGGATTGGTTTCAATATTTTGCAGTACACGGACACAGCTGAGTTCGTTTTCTTGTTCGATAAGGTCTCGCTTCATAAAATCAATGAGCATATCTTCCGCCTCCTAAATTAGTTCAGCGTTCAAATCTTCAATTCGTGCCTTTCTGTAATTAATCCATTCTTGCAATTCGTCGATTTCATCAAGCAGCTGATCTCGTTCTTCAATAATTGCTGACTTGCTCATTGGCTGTGGTTGTCTAAACCGATCCATTATCGGTGGCATATGATCCCTCCTTTCAGTGATTGATATAAGTCTGTTCTGCTACATCAACCGAATTCATGTCCATCACATGGATCAACGTGCCTAACAGCTTTTGCTCTTGATCTTCTGTCAATCCGATTCTGTCTGCTGCTAAGATCGCGTACCCGAGACATGCCTTGTTGCTCCATTCGTGATGCTCTGAAAAATCCATTATTATCCTCCTTCCTAGTGACTCATGGTCACTGCCGGACGCATCAGGGAGTTAATACGCCCGGCACAAACTATGAGTGAGATAGAATGTGCACATTTATTTAGGTCAATGATGCGAAATAATCTAAGAAAGGGGAATGGCTTTCACCTCTTTCCATTTTTTATTTGACTTCCACGCCATCAGCAAGATCATGGGGGCATCCCACTCCTTTATTGGATTTGCGTGTGGCTACCTCGTCAGCGTCCAAGTACCACCTTGGGCGGACACCGGAATAATCCGGTGTTTCGGACAAACAATTTTTGATGTAAAATATGTTCAAAAAGAGGTGCTGTCATGTTTGAATTCACATGCTACAAATGCAATGAAAAATTTCATGTTCAATTTGAAAATCTTTACAATAAAATTTCTATTGTCTGCCCAAACTGTGGCAATCCTCTTCCACAAAAAACTGTTGAACATCTTCGCAAACTGAGTGATGCTTACATGGATGTAATTGATTCTCTCTACCACACCAATGATTTTGGATCAGCTTGGGGGATTAGAGTGTTGGAAACTAAAGAATCAATGCCTAGAAATCCTGATCAATATTTTGATAGAAAGCCATCCGAGGATGAATCTATATGGAAATCAAGGCAAAAACCATACATTCCTCCTAAAGACAATCCAGAAATTATGACTGATGATGATCTCCCTTTTTAAGGGGTTTTAACAGTTTCCTCTTTTGAAAGTTGATTTAGTGCATTTTCAATTTCTGATAAAAACGTTATTGATTTTCCATAAGACCAGTTTGCTTTTTCAAAGAGTTTAACTATGCCTTCCAACACTTGCTTTTCTGTTGCTTTATTGTCCATGTTCATTTCCTCCTCTTGCCCATCTGTGGTAAGATGAACTTATATATCCTAATGATTTGTGTTGGAGTCTCCGTTGGCCCGGAGGCTTTTTCGTTTATCAATCCATCCGTCAACAAGCCCATACACCGTACAGCACACCATAAACCCCACGATGCACATCCACTGTCCGACTGTTAGTGCCATGGAATCTCACCTCGGAACTCAATAACCCCTGTCGTTTTCAGACGATTTTGAGCCTTTATAAACTGTTCTGCGGTCATGTAGTATGGCTCTTGATTTCCTCTGACCAATCCACTTATTTCCTTCGTGCATCGTTCAATCTCTTTCAAATCCTTTTCCATTGCCAAAACGTCTGAGACATTGAAATGGCTATACAGCTTTTTTGACATGGTCCGAATACACTTAATGTCGTTGTTTATTAGCTTCATAGCGTCTGAGATCATCGTTGTTCCTCCTCCCTCTTATTAATCTGCTCATGTTCCTTAGCAAGCTGCTTTCCATTGAGTTTGAATTGTTCTTCGATCTTTCCTTGATTGACAAGCAACCACTCAAGAGCCTTTCTATTGGCGTGCCATAGCTTTTTACCAAGCGCCTGACTAATTACAGGTCCATACATTGGGACACTGTCATAAGCTGATGTGAGTGCTCTGAGTGATTCCATGACGCGCTCTTTTATGGCCGATGGGTACAAGCAAAATTCCGGCCCATCATCCAACACATTAGGTACAAAATTATTAGTGCGTTCCTCAGCAACTTCTAAGGCAATTGAATAGTGCACATTCGATAAATCAGCGTCGTATATATCCGGAACACTCTTGACACCGCGTTCCATTTTTGATAGTGATCCACGATCAATACGCGTTTCCATTGCTACTTCTAATTGGCTTGTGTTCGTCAATTGACGATATTTCAATACAGCGTCACCAATTGCCATGTTTTCACCCCCTTTCGCCACACAAACCATATAGAATTGTGAATGGTAAATATTAGATAATAGAATAGTAGTCAGATAAGGCTACAAGGTTATCGGTTATCCCTACTTTGCCGGATTTGGTAGATCCGGCTTTTTTAAATAGCACGTTCAGCGTATTTGGGATACATTTCTGAAATGTAGTCCGAATGTTCGTCTACCCAGTCGATCAGACTCCATATCGGAACACATTTTTTCCCGACGTTTGGAACGCGTGGAAATCCGTCGATTCGCATAATCTCGTTTGCCTTTGATTGGCTGCACCGGAAGAACTTCATGATGTCGTGATAATCAAGCATCGCGGGCCAATTAGCTGCTACTGCGTATTTAGCTGACATGCCTTGAAGCACTTGTTCAGTGACCTGTTTGGCAAGATCATTGGTGAATTGCGGATCAGTTTCGAGTTTAAGCATTTTGTTCACCTTCAATCTGATAGTTTGGTAGATTCACGACGGAATACCGTGTTTTTCAATGACAGCTTGGCATGCTTCGGAAATAGCGTTTGAATATGCGGTATTTCTTTCTAAAATTGATTCATATGCATCAGATGGCTTGTCTTTGTGAAAATCAACGTAAAAGCCGTCACATGATTGAATCTCATTCAGTAATTCATCAAAGGGAGTTGATTGATTTTTAAAATTTATTTTTTCTAGCCAAACAAATTCAGGCGTTTCGGTTCTTTTCTTAGTTTCTTTGTTTATTGAGTATCCAAAATCATATTCATAAAGAGTTATTCCAAGATGATTTGCTAAATCAATAATTATTTCATTGAATTCAGCAGCAATAAGTACTCCGTCGTATCCAGAATCTTTTAGCGTATATTCATATGTTTGATAGACGTCTTTTCTTCTCGCTTTGTCTTTCTTAAGTTCCAAAGCGTAATTTTTATTTTCGATATCACTTATTGAAATATCACTTTGACCATATCCGATTACTTGTTCCTGCTTGACGTTCATCACTTCACCGGGGCCGACTAACCAACTTTCAAATACATAAAAGAGAGTTTCTTTTAATTTCGATTCGTTCTTGAATGTCATGTCATTGAAAAGATCTGTCTTATCCTTCACTAAAAAGCTAGGCGATGACATACCTTTGAAGAAATCATAGTTTGTGAGAATCGAATGATAATCAGATACATCTTTTTCAAAGTATTGTAGAAAAATGTTGTTGAACTTATTAACAAATGATCTGTATTCGTCAAAGAGATTATTGTTCAGTAAAACTGCTGCATGTAATTCTCCATACAAGCTGAAATTTTGATAATTTAAAGTTTCTAATGATTTAAAAATGTCAATGACATCTTTGCTTAGATAAAAGTTGCCAAATTGCGATTTGATTTCAAAAATGGAAATTTTGTTCATTAAGCCACCTTCTTCGGGATGAAAGCTTCAATGTATCGAACAACACCAGGGAGATCTTTTCTCAAAACATCCTTGTAACTCGGTACGGCAAAACGATCTTTGATTTCACGATAAATTTCATGGAATAATTCCGAACGACGTTTTTTGTCGTATTTCTCAAAATCGCCTACTCTACGAGCAACAACTTTTTGGATTTTTCGCTGTTCTCCATGATCAAGCGTGATCTGAGTCTCAACTTTTTCATCAACCTGAGTTATCAATTTCCGAATCTCGTGTTGTTCAGTTTTGATGGATTGCGTTTCTTCCATCAGGTTGGCTGTCTGGCGAAGTGCCGTAATGATAGCCTGATCTTTAGATAGCGGAATAACTTTTGATTGTTTTGTTCTCAATTGTTCAATTAGGTCATAAACCCAGTCATAAAATTCATCTGCTTTTCGTTGCTGACTCCAACGGCAAATCTCATAGATTCCTTTTGATGAATAAATGACTGTTTCTCGCATTTTTCCATCAACCGTTACCGTAGCAGTAACACTTGAAAACTTATCTAGCCGTCCTTTGTGCGAAGAATGAATTTTTGAAATGGCTACGCGTGGATCTGAATACTCAAGCGCCTCACCTATTTGTTGGCGAGTCATGAAGAAATCTTTATCACCCTTGAAAATGTTGCACTTCAAGTTTCCGAATTTTGATGAAGTTACAATTTTTAGTTCTGCCATTACGAAACCTCCTGTTTATCTCGCGTTTCGCGATCATTTTGATTAAAAAAAAGCTGTTCAACGGGCACGCCCAATGCATTTGCTAAAATTGGTACTTTATCTGCATCAAGTCTACGTCTTCCGTTTTCGATATCTATTAAAGAAGACGGGCTTGAATATCCTAGTTTACGAGAAACAAACGAAAGAAGTATTCCTTTTTCGGTTCGAATTCGTTTTGCATTTGGCCCAATTTGACGTTTCAAAATCATCACCTCCATATCGCATTACGCGATCTCTATGTAAATAATATATCATCGCGTTTCGCGATTGTCAATCATATAATTACCTTTTTGCGAATATAATTATTTAATTCGCGATTTTA